AATCTTTTTTAAAAAAATAAAAATAAAAAAGATAAACATACCGTCTCAATGTCTCAATGGACTAAAAGTGTTGGTATACTTGAATAAACTACTGCCTCAAACGTGTCTCAAAGGTGTCTCAAGGTGTCTCAAAACCCTTCGCGAGAGAATCTTTTTTGCGTTTTGTAAAAACCTGAAAATCCTGTAAAAAAACACTATGGTAGCCAAGAAATCTAAATACAAATCTGTTGTCATCAAGAAGAAGCGATACTACTTTTACAAAATTACGTGGGTCGATCCGACGGGCGATTCGGGGCACGCGACAGCTCATGACTCGTTAGGTTTACAGCCATCAATTATGATAACTCACGCATACTTGTTTGATAAAAATAAAAAAAATATTTGGACCTTTGCTAGTTATGAACAGAACGATGAGTTGTTTTCGGATAGGAATGTTTTCCCAAAAGGATGTATTGTTAAAATGGAAAAGGTTTTAGTTTGATTTATCTTTCAGCAATTCTGGTTTTTGTCTTACTTTTTCTTTCAATTCTTCTTCAGAGACTCCCTCTAGAAGCGGAGAATAGTCGTCGATTATTTTTTTCATTCGCTGTTCTAGTTCTTCTGTTGTTAAGTCTTCTAGTTTACCAGTTCGTATTATCTTCTGTTCAATATACAGACCTGCAGCTTTTCCACGTGCAACTTCAGCGTTGACAGCTGCTGACCACGCTCCTTTTTTAAGAGCTTCTTGTCTAATCTTACTAAGCTCTGCGATGTGTCTATCGTAAGTGACTTCATATTTCTTTTGCCACTCCTCTCTCAATGTTCCAATGTATTTAACTACAAGTGGGTATAGGGTTGGATTCTGCAATTTACTAGCGTATTGTCTGGCAGAGTCTTTACTAAAACCTGCATCGACTGCACATTCTGTAGCTGTCTTTCTACCTTCGTTGGTAACAAGTTCGTAAGCAAATCTCATTTGCTGTTCAGTTAGTTTTTTTGGTAGGCCCATTATAATTTGTTTTTAAGTTCTTTGACGTACTCTTCGTTTTCTTTTTGTCTTTTGTCTTCTAACATTTTAGCGTGCTTACGCCATGACCAAGAATTAATTTTACCTGACCAGCCCATAATCCAATGTAATGTGTTATAAATTATCTTATCAAACATACTTGATATATAGTACAACATAGACTATATTGCAACCCATGTTTACTGGAAAGATATTAAGACAAGTCCTAGATAAATTTATGAAAGGTGAGGTTGCTGGCAATGCACGTGTTCAAGTCCTTCTGCCAAATGGAGAATTTTATGACATCAACGGCATGAAACTCTTGCAAAATAAATTAATAGGAGTAAGAGAATCTCATCGATTGGTCTTCACAGTGACTCCTGAAAAGTGGAAAATGGGAAAGGTAATTAAGAAGTTGTAGTAGTGAAACCAGAAAGAAAATTTTGGCATGAGATTAAAACGTTCACTACTAAAAATAATTGCAAATTATCATTTACACGCTTGGAAAATAGTGCTGCATGGGGGACTCCTGATATACTGGGCTATAATAGTTCTGGTAACTTTTTCACTATAGAATTAAAGGTTGCACGGGGAAACACTTTACGGTTTTCTCCACATCAATTTTCGTTTCATATAACACATCCGAAGAATACATTTATCATGGTTAAGGCCCTCTCCCTTAACCAAGTAAAACTTTATGAGGGGAAGGATATCAAGGAGCTTGACGCCTGTGGCTTGAAGCTTGAACCTTGCAGCTTGGGACTTAACGCTTGCTGCTTGAAGCTTGAGTCTCTGTAGCTTGAGCCTTATCAGCTTGTTGCTTGTTGCTTGAGCCTGAGCCTTGTTGCTTGAGGACTTTAGCCTGTCCCCTGAGGCCCGGACCAAGTGCACGCCTCGCCGAAGCCGTCGCTACCCTGGGGCTAATGACCTGGTCCGAATTATTACGCTTGCGTAATTCTTTATAATACTTTGGATGATAAAACATTTCAATGTTTCCAATAACTAATATTTTGAATTGACTTGTCCCAGCAGCTCCTGCAGTCCTTACATTCATTATTTTGTGTAGGAGCTGGACAAACCCTGGAAGAGAGACCAAACCATGGTTTGTCCGAACTGATGACTGTTGAAACATTGGGCCAACTTTTGATTGGCGCCTGGTCAACTTTGGGAACAGAAAAACGAATACAAAGATTCTCAGGACATTCAGGCAGGAAAGCCTTCACCCATGCTTCACGGGTTGGCATCCAGTGCCGGGTCTTTGGTGTTAATTTTGCAACAGCAAAAATTTTGAGCAGGTGTTCTTCATCTTGTACGTCTCCTGAATCGTGCCATCTAAATTCTTTTGATTTTTTTGAATTAATTAAAAGCGCCATTGCTCCAGTCCACAACGGTGACTTAATCGCGGCCAGCCTTCTGTATTGTGCATCCTGAACAACCTTGAAAACATAACAGCCCTTGAGCGCATAACAATCGCTGCAAACTGTGTCAGGTTGTTGGGCTAGTTTAGACCCTGTCTTGCATTCTTTGGCAGGTAGACCATAGGCCCACCCTGGCATTTTTGAGGGCTTAGAAAGTCCCCCAACAATTTTTAAAGCTTCTTTTGTATTCATCTCTCTCCTATATAAACCTATATTTTAATTTGTCAAGCTTGAGCTTGTGCCTTACGCCTGAAGCTTGAAGCTTGAAACTAATCTCAGGTCCAGCTGTTACGAGTCGGTCTAGAATGCTCGCAACTGGACCAGAGATTAATAGTGGCCAGCAGAACCAATCACGCAACATTGTCTTCTCACTTCCAGCTTCTGTATATCGACAATGCCTGGAAGCATTGGTCTACTGGCCACTTTTAATGGGGCATGGCTTAAATTCCAAGTTCCCCACTAAATTATTTAAAACGGTATGTCATCCTCATCAGGATTAATACAATCAATCTCTGTGTTAAGGATATCAATCTGTTCTTGAACTTTAAGTTGTAATTCTACTAATGCTAATTTTTTAGCCTGAAGAATTAACTTATCATGTGTTTTATCTATTTTAGTTTTTTCAGTCATGCCGTTTTATAACATAGGAGAAAATAGGAGTCAAATATTTATTTTAAAAAAAGTAAAATAATTTTCTTGACATCTCCTAAATTATCCTATATACTTGGACGGTGGCTGGGGATGGTGGTTAG